AAAAAACGGTCCTAAGACCGTTTTTTTATTTTAGTAGTTTTGCTATAGTATCAAAACCTAGCGAGCCTATTACAACACCTGCTCCCATCATCATCCATCGCCACTTTTCTAATGCGGAAATTTTTTCAGACATTGCCTGATGTGCTGATGAACTAGCGTCCTTCATACCCTTTAACATCACTCTAGTATCATCGTTGTTTTTAACCATTTCAACGTGAATATCTTTGATATCCGTTTTTATTTCACGGATATCATCAGTGATGTTTTGGACTTCTACCTGAAGAACTGCAATATCGGTTTCAGTTTTTGGCATTTTAATAGTTCTACCTGTTACCATAATTAAGCACTAGCAATAACTACGATTGGGTTAGGCTGACCGTTAGCTGCATTAGCGGCAAACGCAGTATTGAATGTAGCAATAACGTCAGGATTGACACTATATTCAACAGCAGTACCTGTACCAGAACCTGATGCAGTAGCAGTGAATGTAATACCTGTCATATTAGCCATTGCACCAATTGCTGTCCAATTTGTTGTACCAGCAAAGTAAATTGTATAAACTGTACCTGCTGATATTGATCCGGCTGCAACTTGCGTTGGGAACACTTCAGAGTTATAGTCATTAATACTTGAAACATATGCTGTAGCCGATGCCACATCAGTAGAAAGAATATTCATTGTGTTTGGTGTCAATGCGGCGTTAGCAAGATTAGCAGTATAACATTGTGCTGTCAAGCCTGTTGTACCACCTTTTACCAAATACTTTGTTTTACCTTTTTGACGAACAATATAACCTGCTTCATCATCAGCGTAAATAAATGCGGCATTAGATGCTGTAGTTGATGCAGAACCAGTCAATACAACACGGTCTTGAACAGCATAAGATGATACGTTTGCGTTTGTAAGAGAAACGTTAGCACCACCAACATAGTTAGAAACACTGAATGCGGCTGCATTAGAAATAGTTTTAACAAAGTATGTTGTACCGGCAATCAGACCACCAATATTTGCTGTTAATACTACTGGCTGATTTGCAAACAATGTTTGTGCGTTGCCTACAGAAGTCAAAAAATTTCCACTGGCAGAGGCATTAGACAATTCAATATTTGCATAACCTGCAACTGATGTTGTGACAAAACCTAAATTTACATAATCAGTTGAACCATTTGTATTTGCAACAGCAACTTGTAATGCTGAGTTTGCGCTCAATTGTGCAGTAAAGTTTGTACCTACCCCAAATACGTTAGCATTAGCACTGCTTGTATATATAGTACCTGTACCAGCAATACCGATAGCTACTGCTGTCAATACTTGCTTACCAACAATATTTGTGTTGCCACCAACTACACCGTATGTGTTAGCATTAGTTGCTGGAAAGCCTGCGCCACCAAGTGGATTGTTGAAATAAGCATCAACAACATTGAATGAAATAACTTTATTTGTTTGACCAGTAGTATCTTCCAATGTTGCCATAACACGCGGTTGAACACTTAGTTGTGTAGTTGAAACATCAAATGTAGTATTTGATAGTATTGAATTTACATAATATGTAACACCTGCTGTTAAACCACCAACGGTAGTAGTTACTTGGAATGACATACCTGCGGCTACACCGGTTATAGGAGAAGTTGTTAAGTTTCCACCTGAGATTGTAACGATACTACCTGTTTGTGCTGTATCGGTGATTGTTAAGACTGCTTGAGCCTTTGCGATTTTTAGAGGACGTCCCATTTGATTTTCCTTTATAAAATTAGCGGGTTCTAGCCGCTACGCAGTGGGTTACTGCATAAACTCTCAGAATGAGAATGTATTAAGTATTTATCTATAAAGGTATATTTTACTCTACAGGACCGCCAAGTGCCGGTGTAGCATTTACACCAGATGTGCCTGTATTAGCATGAGGAGCTCCTAATTCAGTAATAGTGAATAGTGAATTTGCACCCGCTGTTGATAGATAAGATACAATATTACCTTGTCCTACAATAATACTATTATTAACGGTATTAGGTGGAACCAATTCGCTATTGGCATTTGCTACAGTATAAGCAACACCATATGGGTTATATCTAGCAGTAGTATTTGAAATAGCTACTGATGCATTAGCGGTTAAAGTTAAACTAGTATTATTAGCAATAGCTTTTATAATACCCACGTTAGATCCAGTAATATTACCTATCCAGGCTCCAACATTTAATTGAGTAGTAAACAATGTAGCTACACCAGTAACCGTAGCACTACTTGTATTACATGTTACGTTTCCTGTTATCGCAACATTGGGGAAGCTAGTTGTATATTGTATTCCTACATTGCTAGTAGCAATTCTTATTTTATCAGTTGCTATATTTGCTGATGCCGAAGCTGATGAAGTGTTTGCTGTATATGCGTATGATGCCATTTTATTTTTCCTATTATTTTAAAGTCTGCCGACTGCTACTTCAATGATGCCTTCTACACCATCAAAGTTTTCTAATGATTTACCAATCACTGTACCCAATATTGGGAAGGGTGTAGATTTGGCAAAGCCATATCCTGCACTTACTAACATATCACCCTTTTTAATATTACCACGTACTTTACACGGAACACGACCTTGTAATGCTAATGCAACTGTATGTTGACCTGGACAAGAACTATTCATTACATATGCTGGATTAGTTGATACAATACCTGCAACTTTCGTAGTCGAATCTTCTGCGATTGTAACTTCTTTGTCTCCACCAAATGCCAGTACTGTACCGGGTTCGTAATGTCTATCTGATTCATAATATTCTGCTAAGTCAGCATATGTTGCTGTTAATTTAGATCCGGTAGTTAATGACCAGTTACCTGTAATATTACCTGCTGTCGTGTTAGCTCCTGCTGTTAAAACAGTAGTAATAATATTACCTGCAGTTATGTTACCGGTCGTACTAATTGTATTGCTACCATATGAGGCTAAGAATAAACTTACATTACTATTGCCATATGTTCCGGCAAAACTAATAGAAGTACCGTTAGCATACTTATAGTTATCAGTTAATATATTACCTACATTGGCATTACCGCTTACAGTTACAGTTGTTAGTGTACCAACACTAGTGATATTTGGTTGTGCATTTGTATATACTGTCCCTGCTACTAGTGCATTAGCTACTTGACCTGTTACATTTGCACCCGGAATAGAAGTTAATCCAATACCTGAACCATAATGTGTACCAGTAATATTTGCTCCACTTATATTACCCGTTACAGCTAAACTTGTTAATGTACCCACTGATGTGATATTTGGTTGTGCCGCAGTATAGATTGTCCCTGCTACTAGTGCATTAGCTACTTGACCTGTTACATTTGCACCCGGAATAGAAGTTAATCCAATACCTGAACCATAATGATTACCTATTAAATTTGCACCTGTAATGTTACCAGTAACTACAAGTGATGTTAATGTACCAACACTTGTGATGTTTGGTTGTGCTACAGTTGTTAATGTACCCGTAACTAGTGTACCACTTACATTACCTGCAGTAAGGTTACCTGGAATAGCTACTGCGCCTGTAATTTTATTGAACGTAAATCCAGCGTTGCCTTGAATGACATTATTATCATTAAATTGAATAGTAGTATTGCTACCGCCGGCTGCACTAGTTCCTGCGCCACCTACGCTAGATATTACCCTACCACCGGTTGTATATGTAGTATATCCAGTTGTGTCTACCGGAGTCGTTAAACCAGAATCCGAGTACAAAGAAAACGTGTTAGAAGTTAATATATTTACATAAAAACTTCCACCATTAAGCTCTACCATACCACCAACATTAGTGATAGTTATTTCAGCACCTTCAGTAAAGAAATTATCTTCGGTAGTGGTTACTACACCAGGATTAGCTTTTGTTACTGCGCTAATGTATGCTGTAATTGTTGATTTGGGTGTCCATGTTAGATTACCCACACCATCTGTTTCTAACACATATCCTATTGCTCCGCCACCAATTTTAAGAGTAGATACATCACCCAAATGAATATTACCGCCGGTATATAATGCGGAATTGCCGGGTTGTAATGCGTTACCACCTGCATTATCCCAAGTATTTGTACTAGCTACATAGGTTAGAATTTGACCAGTCTGAGCATTGGAAATATTTAAATTACCCTCACTACCGTTAATCTGACTAAAGGTAATATCAGAATAAGATGTTAATACTTCAATGTTTTCATTATAGGTATTAGCATTGCCTGTTCCACCTATAAAAAGGCGTTTAGCATCATTAGCCCAACCTAATTGTGCTTCTGATAATTGTGGCAGGTCTACAAGGTTACCTGAACGCTGTTGGATTTTTGATATCTGTATAATGGCCATAAGTATAATTCTTTAGAAGATTTATACTTATTTATCATTATTTGTTACAAGAACTGTTCATAATACTTTTCAACACGGTTAAACCATATATCACTATACTTTACAAATTCAGGACCTTCTAAGATAAATTCCTGATATTCATTTGCGGCAGAACACATAAAAATAACACCTTTACGAATCTTTGTGCCATGAACTTCATTATGAGCATTAGCATAGGCTGCTAACTGAACAAAATAATCATCAATCCACTCACGTTTTTTAGGCTTGTTTGTTTGCTTATGGTCCATAATAGCATCACTGCCATCATGTATACCAACTAAATCTGTCGTCCCTGCGTAAATTTTTGGATAATAGAGAGGAACTTCTGTACCCCACCATTCACTACACTTGCTAAGGCCTTGATTAATGATTGATTGGGCCATTTTATGGCTTTGCAAGCTATACGGATTGCTTCCGGGCTCATTGAGTACTCCTGTCTTAATATAATCTTCTAACCACTTGTGCATTCGTGTTCCACGACCTGCGGCTTCTGTTGTGATTTCTTGTGCTTTCTGAACACCAACTCGCTTTCGCCAATTTTGTAATGCTTGTTTAGATTCTTCACTTTTAGTAGCATCTAGTATTGTAGTGACACTAGGAAGTTTCTCACCATCAGGCGTGGCGTATTTACGTGAGCCATTTATTGTTTCCCTAAGCAAAGGAACGTAATTATATTTGTTTGGATTGTACATCAAGCTATTATACTGTATTTTATAACCTAACGCAATGATTTAGGTTAAACTCTAAAACTCTCTCCGCATCCGCAACGGTCACGCTCATTTGGATTACTGAATTCAAATCCTTCGTTTAATCCATTACGGACATAGTCAACTATCATGTTCTTTAAGTATACATCATGTTTCTTATCTACCAAAACAATAAACTCATTTTGGGCGTAATTAATGATGGATTCATCATATTTGTATTCGTCTACATATTCCAAAACATATGCCAAACCACTACATCCGGTAGTCTTAACGCCTATTCGTATACCTAGACCCTTACCACGTTTTGTTATTATTTGTTTTATTTTGTTTGAAGCTTTTTCAGTGATTGTAATCATCTTACTTCATTGCTTTTTGTGCCATTTGTTTGACAACTTTTTTGCTATCTTCTTCTTCAGGTTCAACTGGAGTTTCTTGACCTTTGAATATAACCTTATCACCTTGTATATTTGAGATTTTATTCTTCAATGGTAATTTTTTAATCATATCATATAAATCTTCTTTGGCTAATATGATATCATTATCTTTATAGAATTGTAATAATTCATCTACTGTCCAATCCGAATGTTCAACACCACTATCAATATCGCTAGTTAACTGACTTGTTACAGCAACTAATCTTACTAATAGTGGGTTTGGATTGGATAGTTCAAATAAACGCATTATCTCTTTAGGCGACCGGCACCTGCTACAGGTACTTCTTCTTCTGGTTCTTCAACAGAAATGTCATCATCAACGCTGAAATCATCATCACCATCACCGGCTAGATCACCCGACATATCTACATTTAAATCTGCGGTCTCTTCACCCGAATCATCACCAAAAGCATCATCAGCAGAACTCATCATATCACCACCTTGACCAGTAATACCGTTCAATGCAGATTGTAATGTTCCTTTGCTTTGTGTCAATGCGGCTTGCAATGCAGTTAATGCTTCAGTAACTTGTTGGCTGAAAGTTTCACTTTCATTTACACCAATCTCGCTTTGAACACCTGATGTTAATGCTGGTAATTCTTTTACTAACATATCAGATACTTCTTCAACCATTTTCTGTACTTGGTCTACCATGTCTTGGGCTGCAAGAACAACCTGTGACTTCTCAACTTCTTCGTTTTCTACAACGATGCGAGTTCTAGGTAATGACTGTAAATAGCTAAAATGGTCAGCTAATGCTTGTTCCATAAATACTAGTTTCATGTACGATGGACTAGTTTGGCTTTGATAAAATTCATTAGATGATTTAGTTTCATTAATCAATCCACGAACTTTACTAAGCATAGACCTAGTTTCCGTTACGGACATTCTCTTTGTATTGAACGGAAGAGAATAGTGTTCATTCAACGCTCTTTTAGCAGTTGATATTTTTTTGTTGTCGAATTCAGTTAGTTTCATAATTATATTCCAAGACTAAGATAAAGTATTTATCTTTTTTGTTTTATTGTTAGGGTTTTGCGTTAAATCTGTTAGTTTGCCATTTTTTGGAATCATTAATATATGTATATAATTCATCCGTAATCTGTCGTTTTTTTAGCTTATCTTCACTTAATTTGGATAAAAATATTAACCGATCGTCTGTATTTTTGGCATTTTTAAACATTTTGGTATGTAATGATATATCTACTTCTAATCCAGCTAATAAATTGTCCAATTTAATTATCCTATTTGATTGATATAGCATATTTCTTTTATCAAACGTACACCATGCTACAGCATGTTTAAGAGTATTAAAATTATGAGTAGTGAATGTAGTGTGCATTTTCACTATATATTCATTAGTATCATTCTTATTAATATGATACATATTGAATAACTCATAACTATTGTCAGAATTTTGAAAAATAATAACATCTTCTAACTGCCCTACAAATTCAGTTTTCATTAACTTTTCTAATTGTTTTTCTGTATTAATTTTCTTAACCATGTTGTACTACCTTAAAGTATATGTTACGTAGTTCGGCGCTGGTATCTAAAAATGCCGGTAATTTGTCCCAAACTGTTTCTGTTTTAATCATTGGTACCGTGTCACAATCACTATATAATGCTCCTAAATCATTTGTATCGTCATTAAACACACTAGCATGTTGTATGCTAAAATCAAATGACCAACAGTTATATAATTCATTTTCTTGTTGTTGATATAAAAAACCAAAGTCAGTAAATTCATCAAATCGTATCTGTGTTTTTTCAGGTGTTCTAGTAATTTCAGGTTGGCTACGTAATGATATTGCTTGTAATACAGTATCAAAATTACATTGTGTATTTCTTTTATGTAGCCAAGGTATCAATTCTTCATCTACAACCGGACGGCTTCGATTGACTACTCCAGTAGGTGTAATATCAAATAGTGTATAGCAAGTAATAGTGTAACTCATACTACTATTTAATAGAGGTAAAAAAACCCGAGAAATTCTCGGGTCCTTTTATTCAAGTTAAAAATTAACCTGTGAATGTAGCTGTAGCTGTTGTAGTTACAGAATTAGACAAGCTAGCTGCCGTTAGAACTGCTTCAACAGCGGCATCTAAAGTTGTAGTTGTCCATGCACCTGTTGGATATACAGCCATTGCTAATGTGTCATTAGTGTCGTCTGTATACTCATACAAGTAAACTGTAGCTAATTGTTGTGTAGCTTGGATGATCAAGTTAACTTGAGTACCTGTCAAAGCACCAGTAGCTGTAATCGTGAAGAAGTCTAGCTTAGGACCTTGTGGTTGAACTGTAGCCGCTGAAGTAACAGCGTTTGCACCGCTGTTTGTGTATGACGGTAAGTCATAGTTAATTACCGGTAGCAAGTCGCCGTTTGTTTTTGTAAATTGTGACATTTTAAAATTCCTTTAAGTTTGTGAGCATATAGCTCTACTCTTATTTATGCCTGGCAACAAAAAATGTCGGTTTTGGGCTTAATTTATCCTCGTCCACCCAAATGTTGTGCGCTAAAGCCACCTAAACGGTCTACATACTTGACTCCGTGTGCTACATAGCCTTCTTGGCTCTCTGCACCCCCTTGCAAGTAACCCTTGACTGGACTCTGTTTCCCGGCAACATCTAAGTCATTATATACGTGCATTTTAAGCTTGTATACCTCAGCCCAGACTCTATACAAGTTAAGCATACCCTTTTGATTAGCTTTGATGTGATTCAATATCATTTGTTTATTGTTGTCTGGCATCTTTGCGTTCGTATCTAACTTCTGCTGTACATAATTCATAAAGTCTTTACCCATCATCTTCAATGCATTATTGATAACAGCATCACGCTGTTTGGGAGTTTTACTAGCACTCAAACTAGGGGCAATTTTTCTTACTTCATAGTTAATATAACTAGTGAGGTATCCTTTAAAAGCATTGTTTGTTGTTATGTTAGCTAATGGTATACCAGCTACAAACTTATCAATACTAGGAGCTAGAGGTGCTAACATCTGTTTAACTCGTTCAATAGCATCATCCCATCCTGCAGTATTCATTTCAGGAGTAATAGCCATCTTACTAGGGAGTATAGCTATACTAGACTTTGGTGAAACTTGGAGATTTCCCAAACCACCATTAAGTGATTGGGAGAACATAGTTGCTACGTATTTTTCGTTACTACCCCTACGTTTTGCTTCTATATTTGCTTCTAATGCTTTTTGATGTGCATCTGCTGGTATAAACTGATGTACAGCTATGCCGGCACGTTTACCTTTTATATTCTGTTGTGCAAAAGGACTATTTGCTTGAATTTTATATTCAATTCCTGTAGGATTGGGTCTAAAGATATAGAATCCATTTGTATCTGTTAACGGTGCACCAAACAATACATCACCCCAGTAGTATCCGGGAGTGTTAGGAGTTGCTTTTTGTAAGCCAGGCCATAGATTGGTAATGTCTTGTATCATAGTTCCCCTGTCTACTCCTCTATTTACATCATATTGAGCAAACTGTTTAGGACTGAATACATTTCTACCACTGTCATCTACTTTGTCAAACATATGTTTGTCCATAACTCTGAACTTACCATCAGGGCCATTTCCAAATATTAGTGCAGGACTACCGTCCCACTTGATTGTTGCTTGCTCTGGTTGTTGTAGTGTAGAAGTCATTCGGTCTAGTGCATTTTCTAAACCTTCACTACCTTTCATAACAATTATATCTTCTGGATGTGTTAAATGTGCTGTGGTCAACTCGGTCTCTGATAATATAATAGAGGATAGTTTATTGCTTAATATAGATAACGATTCCGATAAATTCATAACTGCTCTTTGTCACTGTTTTTCTTTATTGATTTGGAAAACTTTCCTTGGTCACGTGATTTAATCGCACCAAGCAACTTTCTCTCTAATATCTCTGCTTGTTCTTTAGGATAATTCCTATTAATCATCTCTAACAAATTGATAGCACTAGTAATGATGTTGTGGGCTCTACTCTCAATAACATGACTTGTATCACGATTATTGCCGATAGCTTCCAATTCCTGCAGAAGGCTGCGAGTTTGTTTTTGCATAATAGTTTCCTAATAGTATTTATCTACTTTACGGTTTTATTTCTTTAAACTATTCAGCAAATTCTTCAATTTTGATCCCTGAACATCTACTACAATTTTCTTGTTTTCCGCCTCTAATATCTCTCCTGTAGCCTGATCTATGATAGGTTCTGTAGATTGTAAGGTAGATTGTGGCTTCAAATAACTCATAATCTGAGTAGCACTAGGTTGTGGTCTATAACTATCATCACCATCACCTCCGTTGTCACTAATACGCATAGTTTCAATATTGTACTCTAGGTCAATTTTCATGCCAACACCAGTTGAACTACGGGACTTCATACATTGGATCTGATACTTCCCACGCTCCCGCATACTACGACTTGTAAAGATACCAAACACATTATCTGCTGTATTAATCTTACTGATACCACCAGCAATATGACTATGATCAAACTCAATCTCATCCACCGCACTACGATTTAACTGTGACGCTGTTACCATTAAAATACTCATTTCTTTTGCAAGATTACGCAATTCTTCAGCAACATATTTGTCTTTGATAAACTGATCGTTAGGGTTAACTTTAACAGAGACAGGCATTACTAGATCCAAATAATCAATCATCACAAAATCAATGTTAATACCTGTTTGAATCTGAACCTCTTTTAAATAAGCACGAATGTCATTTACATTGCTTTGTGCTGGTAATGCTTTAACACGATATTGTCCTGCTTTCTTACCAACCATCTTAACTTTAAGTTCAGTTGATCCAATATCTTTACGAATATCTCTTGTGCCCATATTAGTTAACATCGCATCAGTACGCAAACTAGTTAGTTCTTCACTCAATTCTAATGTGACATATACCCCACTCATACCTGTCTGTAACCAATTTAATGCTATGTTCATCATTACAAGTGATTTACCTGATCCTGAACCACCCGCAAAGATATTCAATTCTCCACGACTCATGCCACCATAAAGAATCTTATCCATCTGTGGCCAGCCTGTACTGACTTGCCCACCACTGTTAAAGTATTTGTTAATACGCCCTGCCGGATCAGCAAAATAATCTGTACCCATGTCTTTTTGTAAACTGATTTGTACCGCATCTTTAATTAATTTTTCAACAGGACCAAAATCACCCTTCTCAAGTAAGTCAGCACTTTTTAATATTGCTCTTTCTAATTCTTGTCGTTTAGTAAATGATTCAAATTCTTCAAAGAACCAATCATAATGTCCCTGACTCAATTCAGGTATTATTTCAAGATCCATACCAGTTAATGCTTTAATTTGTGTACTGTCGGGTAGTACCCCATATTTTGTTGTATGTTCTTTAAATAACTCTGCTGCCGATCTTAATGATTTATCAAAGTTCTCCGAGTTCATAATGTTCATAACTCTGGTGTATAACTCGGCATTTGTAATCATCATTTGCAGAAACAACTTCTGCAATTCTACACTATATTCTTTATTATCCGATTGTTTTCTCAATTTTCTTCCTCTGTATTTCTATTTTTATTTTACTCATTGTAGCACTTTGCAAGATGCTTAATAGAGTTGGCAACTTGCCATATCTTACAACAGCATCGTTGACGTCCTTAATATCCGTTTCCCAATTAGGTAGACTAACGCTATAACCTAATTCTAATGCCCTATCACATAACTTTAATCCTGTTTTATCTCTATCAGGGACTACAATAATTTGTTTATTTAATGATGCAATCAATTGTGCTTGTTCATTGCTTATGTCATCATGCATGATAGCAATACCATCGATACTTAATGCATCGAATATACCCTCAGTCAATATACATACTTGCCATTCAGGTTTCTGTATATCAATATTGAACACATATCCAGGCTGTTGTTCGTTAATGTATTTTGGTATTTTATTGTCTAAGAATCTGCTAGTGTGACCAACAATTTTATTCTTATAAGTGTAGGGAATGATTATTCTATTTGC